GCGCGACAGCGCGGCCCGGCGACGACCCCCCCTGTGGCGGAATGAACAGGGAACCTGGCTTTTGGCCAGGGGGTGAACCTAATCTCTTAGGTTTACCAGTCACTTGGTTCTTAGGCCAAGCGTCGTCTCTGAATCGGTTTTGGGTAGCTAAGCCCAACTCTGAGTAAGAGGTGTCAGACTCTCCTCACTGGTACGCTGACGGCTGAAGTACAACAACCGACAAGGTACCGTCCTTCTACGATTAAGTAGATAGGTGGCCGTAGTGCCAGTTGTCCTTTGCAGAACAAGCTAGCCCCATAGGCAAGTTGGACTGACTAGACGCTTCCTGAGTACAGTTTACCTCCACCTTTATAGGTGGTTGTGTCCCCGCAATCTTTTCTGTTGCGGGCGCACCATAATGAGGGTAAACTGACCTATGTTACCTGCCTTCGGGACCAATGTCAAAGCCACTCATTCCGAGTTTGGCCTCTTCACTACCCCCGAAGACTTGGTATTCATTAGGCAAGACCTCATTGTCTGGATCCAGATTTGACACTGCCATAAAGGCAACTGCCTCCTCTGATGTCCATTCAAATCGGTCATACTTAGGAAACTCCTTGTCACCCCTCAGGACCTTTAACACATCCAGTGTTAAATGGGTTGCCGTGTTGCTCTTTTCCCTTTCCTCAGTCAGAAATGACCGAAGTGAAGGGTCTAGAGTAAACCGGAGAGTGTTCTCCGTCTTCGCGTCCATGACAAGACCGATAAGGTTTGTCTCGGAATCGAGAAGCCCAAGTCGCCACTTAGCGTGCGCGATAAGGGTATCTCTTTGCTTCTCCCATATCCAGGTTGAAGCCTTGAAGATAGGATGATCCTCACACGGCGTCGTCTCGGTTTTGTCTACCGAGCCCTTCGGACCCCAGACCTTGATTGAGGCATTGTCTACCTCTTTCCAGGACTGGATAACCGAATCATACTGCCGCAAGTAGTACGCTTCACGCGTAGCTATTTGAGTCATGTTGAATTCCTTTGCAAAGAATTCAAGTCCGACTTCCGACCATGGCGAATCATGCGCTATGGTAAGGAGTTGTGACTCCTCACCAGGTTCGTTACCTGTCCGGAGAGGCCCGTAATAGGGATATCCGTACAGGGCGAACAGTGCAGGAGCGGCCAGCAGTATGGCAGCTAGTCTCTTCTTACGTCCTCTGTAGAGGTGTTTGAGAGACTGCATACAAGACAGGGTTGAGCAGTCGAGACCGTAACGGCTGCTGACCTGGTCAAGCAGAGCTGGAAGCATGGTGACATGCCTCTGGGTTAGCTTGATTAGGTCAGGAGGTAACGGGGAGTGATCATATCCCTCTATGACGAATCTTTTTGCGATTTCGCCACAGAACGGAGCTTTCACACTCACGAGACTCTTAGCTTCGGAAATGGAAACTCCGAAAGCTTCTAGTTTCTCCCGGTACTTCAAGCCCACTTTCTCATTAGCTATGATCACATCATCTCCAATGATGCGGTAATCACCAAACTCTTTGGGGGACTCGGCCGAGTCTCCTAGAGCCAGGTGGGCGCACCACTGAACGAAGATGTGATGAGTATAAGCGAAGGCTGGCCAAGAGGAGTAAGCTCCCATTGGTTGGCCCCGCTTATAGTAGATATTACGGATAGACGTTCCTCCTTGTTGAAAGTCGAAATCTCTCAACTTGGCGATTACGTTTGCCCATAATACTCCTACTTGGTCCCCAAACAAGGCGGACATGACAACCCTCTGTAACTCCAGGGGAAATCTGTCCGTCGCGTTTGTTAAGTCGAAACTGTACACACTACGACCGAGTTTGGTCGCGTGTTTCAAGTATTCAACAGCGGCCTGTTGATTATGAGTACAGTCCGAGGATAGTAGCGAAAGTCGCCTCATCACGGCCGTGTGGAGAGGTCGTAAGACCGCCTGTGTAAACAGGTCGACAATCGCAATTGTCCTCGTCTTGCACCCGCCTTCAGACAAGAGGGCGAGTCTGGAGACTGGCAGACGCTTGTTAGGATCTAAGTTCCAAGTGGAGACTGACCAAGCCGCTAGATATTCAATCCAGGGCTTGAGACCTCTCTCCCTAGTTGGAGCGGACGGATCACCACATCCGCTCGTTTCCTCGGTCGCACTTTCAGAAGGATGGAACACACCCTCCACGTTCCCCAATGGGGTCGACTCTGGTTCCCCTTTGCTAGAGGGGTCAACTAGGGCAGCTAGGTCTGCAAGGTCCTGAAGTAATTCAGGGCGTTGTGTCAGTGCTACTGCATCGAAGTGTGCAGTTCCGAAACTACTACGACCGTTCGGTCCCGAACGGGCGCGGGGTGGGAACTGTATCTTTGCACTCTTAAGAGACAAAGGACGGATCCTTCCCTTTGTGAAAAGGGTAAAGTCTCTTATCATAGCGTTTTCCTCCTCATTCTCGAAACCTGACTCGATTGACGTCAAGTCAAGTTTTGGACGGGATTCAAGCAAGTAACACAGCCTTAGCACTGTGAGACAAGCCCGTTTCTCGTTCAGAGTTCCATTCATTAGGAGTTCACCGAAAGGCGTTAAATTTCGGTCGAACCCCTTCTTATTGGACCTCCGGAATGGGATAGGAACAGGATCAAGCCCTCCAGTTAAACGGAGGGCCTGGGCGTAGAGGTCTTTTAAGTACTTACACGTGTACACCACGCCGTGTGTACGTAATCCTCGGTTTAAAACCCGAAGGTAGTGTTGTACTTGAGGGATAAGCGTAACCCCAAATACCGACTCGAGTTGACGATTTATCGTCGCTAGAGAAGGAAATTTGGCTGCTTCTCTCATGGCAGATTTGATTTTGTCATGGGTGCTCTCCCCTCCCGAATGGGAAGGTGCCTGATAGCTGTTACGGAATCGCGAGTACGTTGCCGTGGTGAGGGCTTAACCACGTCCCTCCTGCGGTCGGCAGTGTAGACTGTCGTCGTACCGACGTCACTGAGGTGGCGGACTGCTCTTCGTGGAGCGACGAAAGTCGC